TGGTTGGCCCATGACACACACTGCAGATACGATTTGTCCATTATGTAAAAATACTAACCTATATTGGGGGGTTTTGCCATTAACTAATCGTTGAGCCATCTTTGAAGGTTTGGCAGATAATACTTTGCGCTGGTGCATTAACGGTCTGAGTTCCTTCCGTTGATGTTTTCTTGATTTTTAATGTTACTGTTCTACTAGAGTTTGCGGGTATTGTTGCCGCCAATGTTTTAGTTACCGCAGTTCGCGTTCCATCACTTCCGCTGAAAGCATGCGTATAAGAGTCTTGTGCACCGCTGAAACCTGACACATACAGCAACACCTCTGCTTCTGGTGCAGCACTGAAACCATGACTTCCAATAATCTTAATTCCACTTACTGTAACACTTCGAGCAAATGGCAAGCTTGAAATTGTAAAACTGATAACGGTGTATTCTTGGCTGTGCGTTGTCGCATTAACGTTAGGTGATGTTTTCACTCTTAAATCAGTGACGTCACCCTCTATGTTTGCAGCATAAACTGTTCCATAGAAACTCGCATTATTACCAAACAGAGAATTAATGTAAGCTTGATTAATTTGTGCGCTTCCTATCGCACCATTGGCGATGTATGTGGACACATTTGAACTTAGAATTTTACTTAGCCCTGCGAAAGGGCCAAGTGTGGGTTTATTACTTAAATCTTTATAGCTAACAGAGTTCTGAGTAGCTAGAGCCCCAAGTCCGTCAACTTTAGAAGCATCAATCAGAACCCCACCATTGGTGTCCGATGAAAAGACTGTGTTGCCAGACTGATCGCGAATAGTGACCCTCTCAAGAATGCAGCTTATTGCCTTTATGGTGCCATCAGGCGACATTGAAAAATTACCTGTACGCACTCCATTTGATTTGTTGTAGTTAATAGATGGGGTTTTTAACTCTGAACCTATCAATACCCTATCAGCGAGTAAGCTATCCGTTACTAAAGTTTGTATGTAAGCATCATCAATGACTGCTTCACTTATCACTGTTTGTCCATCAACAACCGCAAAAACAGGCTTTAATCCATGTACACCATTTCCGGTGGAGTCTTGCACAATTGCAAACCGGTCTGCTTCAACTGAGAAAATAACATTCTGCCCGTCATTCACTAAACCAAAACCACCAGATACACCATTTACATAGGTTTTTACGCCCCACAAAGCGCTAAACTCATCTTGATTACTTGCGACCGTTTGGCTAAGTGTTTCTAGGCTTGCTCCCAAGCTATTGCCTTCTTTATCTTCAATTTCAGATTTTAAAACAGTATTAGCAGTGCTAATTGCTGAGTTAGTTTGAGTCTTTGTGAAGTAGTTCTGATAAAGGTTTGCCCCTAAGCTATTACCGTTAGGGTTTTCTATCTGAGACTTTAACTGTGTTACCGCTGAACTGATTGCAGAGTCTGCTGCAGATTCTGTGTAATAATCATTTATTAGTGTACTGTTCACTCCATTAATCGCACTATTAAGCGTGTTTTCAACTGAGCTAATAGCGCTATCCGTTTCCGATTTTGTATAGAAGTTACTATTTAAAATTGCACCGATACTATTGCCGTTAGGATCTTCAATCTGTGACTTAAGGGTTGTGGTTGCACTACTTATCGCTGAGTTAACGTCCGTTTTAGTAAAGTAATTATTATATAAATCTGCTGCAATGCTATTGCCAAACGGGTTTTCAATTTGAGATTTAAGTTGGTTGGATGCTTGAGTAATTGCATTAGTTGTATCAGTTGATGTCAAATACTCATTGAGTAGTGTTGCTCCTATGCTATTACCGTTAGGATCTTCTATCTGTGATTGTAATAGTGATATAGCATTAGATATTGCGGCGTCTGACTCAGCTGCTGTTCGATAACTATTTGCAAGCATCGCGCCTACGCTGCTACCTTCAGGATCTTCAATGCTCGATTTTAATTGTGTTACAGCATTGCTTATTGCAGTGTTAGTATTCGCCGCGGTGTAATAGTCATTAACTAAAGTGCTCGCATTGTTTTGAATTGCACTATTGAGGGTTGTTTGTACTGCAGAAATTGCCGAATCAGTTTCAGTTTTTGTGTAATAATCGGTGCTCAATACCGCAATAACACTATTACCTTCCGGATCTTCTATTTCCGCTTTTAATGCTGTTGTCGCTTGAGAAATTGCAAGATTTGTTTCTGTCGTTGTTAGGTAGCTATTAAATAGCTCTGCACCGACACTATTTCCTTCAGGATCTTCTATTTCTGCTTTTAATTGATTAGATGCTTGCGCTATTGCACTCGATGTATCTGTTTTTGTGAAGTAGTCATTGAATAACGTTGCACCTAAGCTATTGCCCTCAGCATCTTCGATTTGTGACTTAAGCAATGAAGAGGCATTAGAAATTGCCAGGTCAGTTTCAGCAACCGTTCTGTAGCTATTTACCAATAAGGCGCCAATGCTATTGCCTTCAGGATCTTCTATTTCAGACTTCAAAGACGTTGTTGCAGAAGCAATGACACTATTTGTATCTACTGAAGTTAAATACTCATTGGCTAACGTTGCACCTAAACTTGTCCCTTCGGGGTTTTCTATGTCTGTTTTTAAGGCAGTGGTAGCTGTTGCAATTGCTGAGTTAGTATCAACTTTCGTAAAATAAGCGTTAGCAAGAGTGGCCCCAATACTATTTCCATCAGGATCTTCAATTTCTGTTTTTAAGTTTAAGGTAGATTGGGCTATCGCTTCATCCGCTGAAGCGCTTGTATAGTAATTATTAGCAAGATCAGCTTTTGTGTTTTCAACTTCACTCGATAATGCAGTAAATTGACGTGCCCTACTTTGTGACTCATTACTAACAACTACACTTAAACTATTTATTTGTGATGTATTTTCATTAAATGCTGCATTAAGCGTTTCTGAGTCTTGTGCTAGCGCTTCTTGCTTATTAGCTATCGTATTCTGGCTAGTGATTATATCTGCTTCAGACTCCCGCCTAATCTGCTGAGCCAAATCGTTGGCGAGCGCATTCTCAATGGCTGCTAATGCTGCATCATCACTTAGCGTCTCCCAAAATTCAAAACGTGCGTTAAGCTGTGATTGCCTTTGCGAATTCGCGCTATCAATATCACTTTTAGTGTAGAAATTATTAAACAGCGTTGCACCAACACTATTACCCTCTGGATCTTCAATTTGTGTCTTTAAAACACTATTTTGCTGCGCAATTGCTGAATTTATTTCAGTTGTCGTTAAATAGTTATTTTGCAGTGTCGCATCGACGTTTTGCTGTACCTGTGTATCACCGACTGAAATCAAATTTTCAAGCTGCGATGAAAGCGTTTGTGATGCAGTAGAAATGGCACTGTTGGTTTCAGCCTGAGTAAAGTAGTCATTAGAAAGTAATGTACTTACAGTATTTAAAGTGCTTGTGTCACCTTCTTCTAGTTGTGTTAAGAATGATGCTGCTAATTGATCACTGGCATTTGAAATTGCCTCATTTACATTGGAAATTGTGTAGTAGTTATTTGAAAGCGTCGAGTAAATATTTGACGTGATCTGGCTGGTTTCATCTTCAATAACCTGATTTAAGCTTGCTTCAAGATTGTTAGTCGCAGCTGTGACAACTTCATTTACTCGAGTTTTTGTGTAGTAGTTCGTTGAAAGATTGCTGTTTAAGTTTTGAGTGATAACTTGATCATCAGCTTCTATCTTCGCTTTTAACGAAGAGTCTAATGCATTAGAAGCCAGCGATATTGCTTCATCCACACCAGCAATAGTGTAAAAGTTATTAGCAATATTACTTTTGACATCATTTAATTCACTCGTTAATTCTGTTTTTGAAGCAGCAATCGCCGTTTCTGTATCAACTTGAGTTAAATAATCATTAAATAGCGTTGCCCCTAGGCTATTGCCTTCCGTATCTTCTATTTCAGATTTTAAAATTTGTAAAGCATTCGCTCTTGCTTGGTCTGTTTCAGACTTCGTTGAATACTGTGTGTTCAACAAGCTCGTTATAGCATTATCACCCTGTGTTATTTCAGCATCTAGTGTTGTGGTTGCTTGTGAAATCGCTTGGTCCACATCAGCTGAAGTATAGTAATCCTCTGCAAGTTCAGCCCTTATACCTGATGCTTCAAAATCTATACTTGCTGTAAGCTGGGTAGTTACTTGGCTAATAGCACTATCAAATTCTGTCGATGTATAGTAATTGTTCGCAATATTGGCACCAATACTATTGCCTTCAGGATCTTCAATTTGAGACTTTAAAGTCTGCCCTGCAGTTGCGATAGCCTGATCAGTCGAAACCTTAGTGTAATAATCATTGAAAATAGTCGCACCAATACTTGTCCCTTGTGCGTCTTCTATCTCTGATTTAATTTGCTGAGTAGCAAGCGCAATTGCTTCATCTGTTGTGGCTTTTGTGTAGTATGTGTTTTCAATTTCGCCAGATAAAGACAATCCACTTTCTTCAATTTCAACTCGTATAGACTCAGCCGCTGCAGCAATAGCCTGGTTCGCTTCAGTCACCGTTAGAAATTCAGATTCGATACGTGCAGTCATGTTCTCTAATGACGATTCAAACTCAATGATCTTAACTGTGTTGTTCTGCCAGTTCTCATCATTAACGAGTGCTGCATCAATTAGCTGACGCGCTAACGCATCATTCGTAATCTCAATCGCCTCCGCACGTTCTTTTGCTGAAATAGAGATGCCTTCAATGTCAGATACTGTGCCGGCGAGCAAATCCAGTGTGTTATTGAGTTCAGCAATATCACTATCAACAATCTCAGAAATTGAATTTGAGATACTTGTTATGTTCGTGAATTGATTGTCGATATCAATTCGCGCTGCATCAATGTCCGCTCTAAATTGGTCAAAGTCAATTGCAAGTAGCCCATTCACACGCGTATCGAGATTCGGGATTACATTTTCAGTTATGTGCGATATACGTGTATCTAAATCTGGAATACTGTTGTTAATTGCATCATCCACTCGCTGTGTTAAGTCAGGTAGTTGAATCGATGTAATTTGTTCTACACGGTCATCTAGGTTAGGAATGCTGTTGTTGATGATGTTATCGACACGGCTATCAATATTCGGTATTTCTGTGATCGCACTATTTAGAAATTCACCTAGATGAGAAAGCTCAATCAATCCGCCTATTTCATCAAGAATAGTGGAAGCTGACTCTTTTGTTTCGACCTCAATACCGCTTGCGCCCTGTGTTGGCCCTATCACATCAACAACATTTACAAATCGTATCCAATAGTAATACTTGGCTCCCATATCCACAGAGTCAGAAAAGACGTTTGTAACTTCTGTGGCAATACGTACAGCTTTTGAGAAATCATCTGTATCCGCTCTCAAGACTTCAGCATACGCGTGCCCTTTATACGTTGGCGCATCCCATTCAATAGCAATAAATGTAAAACCACCTCGTCCAATAACATTGATTGGTTTGTGCGGGTTTTCAACAAGTGGCCCAGTTGGGGGCAAAGGTGAGTCATCATTTGAGCTGTTAGAGTTTCTGATCAACGCTTCTCGTTTTAGCGCATCTAAATTTACAAGGTCCTTGTATAAAAGAGCACGGCTTTCACCACTACCTCGTTGGCCGGTTAGTAACTCTACGTTTTCAGTTAATGCTGTTTCGGTTTGCTTTCCACCTTGTCGCCCGATACCCGGAAAATCACTTTTGCGCAGACGTTTAGCCATTAAGCAGTCACCTCTCGCATTGTTGTCGCGATTGATACGCTGTGCACAGTCCCTTTGCCATAGACTTCAAACGCCCATGAATCACCGCGAGTTGTAGGTAACCTAAACGCCATTTCAGGTATTTCACCCGGTGTAAGGTGCAAGACCTCAACTTCATCTGCATACACTTTAATACCAGACAAACTCACATCAACACCTTTCACCATGGCACATGAAAAATTAATATCGCTTGCTTCAAAGTCCTTAGAGCGCCAACGATAATCCATCTTAGTCGAACCAGATCCCCATTTTACTAACTCACCGTTCTTGCATAGATACAATGTGTCATCGACTAGATTATTAAACCCGCAATCGGCTGCGTGTTCGAAGTGCCTAAAGTCACCTGTTTTAGGGTCAAAAATAAACCCTTTATCTAACGCTGCGCCGTAATATGCTAAGTAACGCCCTTCATAATAATAAGCTTCAATTGAGTGAGGGTCATACTCTTGCCACTGTTCACGTGTGATAATTTGCTCTGTGAGCATTGTCATACCACTCGAGGTTAACGCAACAAGTCCGTCAGGACTTGCATAAATAAATGAGCCATTGACGATGACTGCAGAGCGCGCGCTCACGCATGCTTGCTTGAACTCGAGCTTTTGACCGGACATTGCACTAGGCGTAACACCGCTGAATAAATACGGATAACCTTCGGTTAAAACAGCAAGCGTATTGCCAAGAGCGGCCATCGTTACAATGTCATGCTCGGTTGTTTGTTGGTAATCGCTGGGCCAAGCATAGGGTAAGTAGGCTTCACTAAAACAAACCGTACTATCAAAAAAGCCTGCAAGAATGCCATTTGCCATTGACGTTAAACCGATCATGTTTTCATTCGGCATTTCATAATCGTATGTGTTTAGCGATTCGCCCAGCTCATCGCCTTGCACATTATCAATGAAATTTGTTTGAGAAATAGGCAATTCGGCAACGAGTAAGTAATCGGCTGATCCGCCTGCTGTTGCTGTTCTATAAATCCGGCGGCGAGTAATATTAGACAAGTTTACGTTTGGTGGACTCAAGACTAGTGAAACAGAGGTGTCAGGGTTGTCGGGGTATTTAATTTCGACTTTTAATGAGGCTTCACCTGGTGGACCTTCTTCACCTTGGCCTGTCACATATGTATGGGTGTAATAGCGGGTTTCATCATCATTCGGATCAATCTCGGCACCTTCTTCATTCTCGTCTACCCCTTCAGATACACTACAAGATATTTGAGTTTCTGGAGATTGAACGCCTAACCGGTAGGACGCTGCAGGCATTGTGGCACCAATGAAAATAGCGTTATTTGTCACTTTAGGGTAACCATCACCCGTGAAATACACTCGCTGCCATTGGTCATCTGCAATCGGGCTTGGCACAGTATTTACAACTTTACTCCATGAAAACCAATGTTGATTTAAGTGTTTGTAAATACTCTTGGTATTACTAGGTAATGTCACACCTGTACTCAAAGGAATTTTAAGCGCTGATAAGTTGCCATTATCGAAATGACAACCAAATGCTTCTGAGGCTGATTCGTTAGGGAGTAAACGTGGGTCGAGTTTAGGCCGTTCACCGGCAAAGGTTTTTACAGTGATTGCAGGCATAGTTTTCGCTTTTGAATGTTAAAATTAGGTAGGATTTGGTGAGTTAGTGGTTTAGTTTTATAACTTTACTTTCCCATTTGTGAGCACGTTGGCAATGATTATCACCATCAAAAGGCTTTGCCAGCACATCGATTACTCGCATCTGCAAGTGATAACGTTTATCGCTCCTTAGCCGGTAACTTCGTGCAGAAATAGATTCTAAATTAGTGCCATGGCAAATATTGCAGATTGTAATATCAATCCCATATAAGCCATTAAAAGCCCAGCGGCAGCCAAACATTGTAAACACCGTTAGCAATATAAACGGCACGATAAAAAAAAGGCCACATAAAATGTAGCCTAATAACGTTCTTATTGTTTTTAAGAAATCCATATTTCACCTATTCAAAGAAAGCCTTTCTAGCCATTACAAACTGCAAGCCAAAGTTTTTAAATTCAGCTTCATCGACCAACGATAAAACCTTAACGCCCTGGCGCGTTTCCGCGTTAAAATTTACAGGGAAAAACTCGTTTTCAGCCTCAAACTCTTTAGCAAGCTCTAAGGCGCTTTTTAAAGCCGATAAACCATTTTGATTCGACTCGTTTAGCGACACTTGGACACCTTTAAACTCGATACCTACCAGTTTATTGATATGCTTTTGATATGGCTGTAATATTTCTGTAGGTGTCATTAATGGCGGTCTTTCGGGGGCTTCTGGTAGGGGTAATGGCTGAACATTAATCACCTCACCTTCCCCATTTTCATAGGGTTCAGGTAAGTTAGCGTTATGCTCTTCAACCTCAATAAGATCGATTAAGTAATTAAGATAAAGTTCAGCCCAATCCCATTGAAGAATTTGTGCATGTAACTCAGCAAACATATCTAAGTTATCTATTTTGCCTTTTGATATGAGATCAGGAATATTTTTAGCGATTGGACGCTGCAGTAAGGTTGGTAAACCTTGCTCGTTAACAATAGGATTTTGCTCGGCGTCGAGTTCGATAAACTCAAGAATTGGGGTGAGGTTATTTGTCATTTCTAATCCATCCTAATGGTTCAACACATTGAGCCATGCCCACTAAGTTAATGTGGCCGTTTTCATCTGGCATTGTGGTTTGATTGTCTGCGATATGAATTATGCCATCGTCCCCCCAATCACCTGCGGTTGCGTCATACGTCAGTTGGGTGTAAGCGTAGTTAATAAAGCATTGCTGGTTAACTACTACATTATAATTAAGGGCTTTGAATGCGGGAGATTCGTTATTTGGTGCCCTAAGTGAAAGTGCAGTGTGCTTTGTTTCATAAGTACTATTAGGATTTAATTTACCGCTCAAGGGAGCCAATACAAATGTGGTTAAAGGGTTTGTTTGATATTGATTTGAGTAATCAGAGGTTGGTACTTTACCTATTAATGAATGTTGCAATCCTGCTCCATACCCCGTACCAAAATAACAACCCGCAAAGACATCACCCAATCCTTTAGTGTTGCCATGGACTTCTGAATTAACCGCATTTTTTGTCATTTTGGCTTTTGTTTTGAACTGATATACAGCTATTCCTCCATCAGCAAACACTGTTGCATGTGACACACTGTTTGTAACTAAGTCTAGGTCATGTGACGAGGTTGTGGTTGCCCAAGACGCTCCTAAATCATTAGAATAGGTTACGATATCATCTGTATTAGATGCCACAGGTCTGGCTATTTCAAATCTGGTTCCTGAGCCGTCTGGTATTGTAGGGTTCCAACTCCCAACCCAACCGTCTTTTAAGTCATCACAAAGGATAATATTAGCGGGGTCGCCCACTACTTCAGTATGCGTGTATTCTCCCGACACGCTCACCTCAGAAAAAGAATATTCCTCGGTTGTTTGTAATATAAGCACATCACCTGCAGCTATATTATGAAACTCCCCATCATATTCGTGCTCGGTAGCAGTTACCCTAAAATACCACCCTAAATCCGCCCCCGTCGTATACCCTGACAGATGCAAAAATAATTTATTTCCTTGAGCATCTTGTAAAAACATTTTAGAGGCCCCTAAGTTTCTTCCCCCCGTCCTGCCCCCGAGTATTCTTTCGTCCCACCATGCCGGCTGCGTTTCCCCAAAACCAATATACGTTGTTTTAGTAGAAGCACCCGCAACGATAGGGATGCTAAAGGGGAGCTTTTCCCTGCCGCGGTATTCCCCTGACTTAATCTTTAAATCTTGTTCTGCAAAATCTTCGGCTGTTAATCCCCATGCCGAGTAGCGCATATCACGACATACACCGCCTTGGCCGCTTGCATAGATTGCATCGTAGACTCTGCCGTCGGGTCTTTTCCGGTAGAGATTAGTTGCAAGTAAGTAACCAGAGCCAGAAAAAACGAAAGGAGAGCTGTTACCCACAGTATTACCGTTAGAAGCTATATCAAAGCACTGAGCTTTACTAGTCGCTATTTTAGCGCTTGGATGGTCCCAGGATTGCTCCGCCGACTGAGTGCCATCGCTATTAAAGAAGCTTCGGGTACCTAAAGGGTTATAGCTGGGGTGGTACGCACCTTGATTTAAGCGAGTTACTGTGCCGCAGATTAATAGATGATCGCCGCTTAATCCGTCCGATTTATATTTCTGATAGGAGCCAATCTTCTCATGGTTGTATTTGCCATTTCCCAAACCTACATAGTAGCCGTTATCTACGTCCGTAATGGCTCGGTTAATATCGAATCTCAGTGTTGCTGCGGTTTGAACGTCTATATACTGCCAGTCACCGTTACCTATGCCTGCCCAGCTTAGACCTTGCACCGTCCATTGGTAGAACTTGCCCGTTTCATCATCAAAAAAGATGTTGTTTTTAGGGTTGCTAGCTATCGCTATTCTTTCTGATTCAGTGGCTGTAAGCCAGTTAACATCATTTCCTCTAGATGATGTATCACCTTCATACCAAGCAAAGTATGAATCTGACATTGTAGTGTTGGCCGACGTTGGCACTCCATCTATATTGCTCGCCGTGCTCTGTTTTAAGCCGTGTTTATATACGCTAGGGTCTGCTTCATTAATTTCACGTAATCCTCCTTCGAACGCCCACATATCAACTCGGTCTGTGACAACCTTATTGGTTGCTGTTTCTGCAGCAAAGGCAAGGGCTGGTGTTGCGTGAGTAACCGATACCCCAGTTGCGCTGTCATATGTTCGTGTACCATCTTCAGCAGGGGCAAGTTTAATAACTGCTCCATAAGCTTCTGGCCCAGAAACTCCCACTAACTCAGTTTCAACACCACCTATTAATACAACTGGCAGGTCATTTTTTGATTTCCCAACAGCGTTTCCTGTTGATTGAATCCTGCCTGCAATTAATTGATTCGAGCCCGATTTGTAAGTGTATAAGCCTTCGTTTATTTTTTCAAAATCATCCCCAAGGATTCTATGCTTACCAAAATAAACCCACCCATCGGCTGCAAACTTACGCCTATTAACTTCTCGCATAGCCTCAAATTCAACCTTGCGCATCGCCCATGGGAAAGGATGAATGGCATCAATTTCTGCCAGTTTATTATCATGATCACGAACCATTTGAGCTGGTGTTTTGAGTGTTTTTTTTACACCATGGCTATCTGTCAATTCTTCCGTTGCATTATCAGAGTTAAGCCACTTTCTTAATTCGTCTAAGAACAATTGTTTTTGGTTAAACTGAACAGCAATTTGACCTGCAACGCGGGTGAGAATAGTACCTGATGTGTTTCGAACAATTGCATAGTTAGCGCTGTTTTGAGTGTTTCCTTCGTATTCTCTGTCCAGTGTAATGCTCGTATCACTATTAACAGCAACCACTTCATACCATGTTTTAGCATCTAAGGTAAAAATATCCCCTACCGCTATTGCTGTAACATCGTTTTGCCAGTTTGTGTCCACACCAACGACTGATTGATTGTCATTGGTGACGTTTACTTTACCTACGCGATACCACGCGCCTGCACTTGCTGTCATATTACTGCCCCTTCTGTTGGCCCATCATTGCACTGTCAGCTTGGTTTTTCTGACCAAGCTGATTTTCAAAGGCTTGGAGGTGCATTGTGCTTTTATTAGGATCTGCCGCATATTCAGCATCTTTCATGTATGAGCGGTATAAAATCCACTCGATAATTGCGTTAACATAGATATCATCAAGAGCGATTACTGCATTTCCATTGTGCGCTGTTGTATCAATTGATGCTGGCGCTTTCGAATAAGCCAAAGTCAATTGAACACCAGCTGTAACACCCGGATAGACATAAAAGGTTTTTGGTACACGCTCGTCATAAATGTAGAGCTGGACTTCTGCGGCATCAGTTCCTGCGTACCAGTTCTCATGATTATCATCGAGCACTTGACGGTTATATGGGCCGCGAATAGCTTTGCCGGTTGCGTTACGGGTAATATCGATTAATCGCAACGCATCTGCTGGCAGCGCTTGTTTTGTGCCCCCTACACATGCAAAATCATCAATATCAATGCTATATGAGTCTGGACGACGCAACACGATTGCTCGCTGCGCGTCATTCAAGTAATTCAATAATTCTTCTTCCGGCCAGCGAACAAAGCCAGGATCGTTTAATAACTTGTTTACTCGCGTAGTAATTTCTTTAG